TAAGGTGGATGGTAGTAGCATTACCCCTCTCCTGACAGGTAGGACTAAAGACCTGTACCACTCCTCTGACATGCTAGACCGCTTCATGTTCGTCACCAACTACAACCCTGACAGGGTAGGTGAAGGTGATGCACTGGTCAAGTACGACGGCGCTGTCTTCACCAACTGGGGCGTGGCCGCTCCTGGCCAGGAAGAGACAGTTGTTGACGCCTTCGATGATGCGTCTTCATGGACCGCCACCCATTGTGTCCTATCAGATCAGGTCAATTCCACCGCAGGCGACGTGACTTGGGACGGCGAAGCCGTCAAGATCAACGCCGTCTTCTACGCACAAGACACCTTCGCCCTTGAGAAGAACCATGGCGAGTTCTATGTTCAAGGGGACGAGCGAGACAACTCTAAGGCGATCCCGAATAGGGTCTCCTTCTTCACATACATCCCACGCGGCGAGCTTACGGCCTCATTGACACGCCCTACGAACGCAGGGTTCCAGACCAGCGGTCCGGTTCTCTCTGTCTATGTCAGTCCAGACGCCTCCAGCGTGGCCAACAACAACTGGCAGTTCGACTTCCCGAATGGTGACCTCCGAGAGGGATGGAACAAGATTAACCTAGACTTTACAGCAGGTACCCCAGGTGATTCTACGAGAACGAACTCCCCGGCAGGGACGCACTTCGGAAAGTTCTATCCCGAAGATCAAGTCGTCAAGAGAACTAAGTTTGAATTCTACCTCCAGACTGCCCAGACCACAGTCAACAACCTCCGTATGGATAGGTATCAAAAGGTGGATGAGGGTGCGCTGGTCGCCAATACGAACGCATCTGGAGTGGCCGATCTTACAGGCATCTATTCTTACAAGGTTGTTTACGTTAGTAAGTATGGTCAGCTTAGTAATGCTGGCCCTCGTAGTGTTTCAGTTACAGCGGCTGGTGACGGTCAAATCGACCTCACTCGGATCCCTGTATCGTCGGATTCGCAAGTCACTGCTAGGAGAATCTACCGGACAGTAGGCAATGGTTCGGTGTGGCTGTTCCTCGACCAGATCCTTGACAACGTGACCACCACGTACACGGACATCGTTGCAGACGGGAGCCTCAGCAATGAGACCGCCCCTCAGGCAGGTGACTACTCCGATGACAACTCCGTACCCCCCAAGTGTGGGATCGTGAAGAAGTGGAAGAAGACTCTCTTCATGGCCGGTGACCCCCAGAACCCGTACACCCTGTACTACTCTGAGGACGACGAGCCCGAGAGCTTCCCGCTGATCAACGCCCTGGACATGGACGCCAAGATCACGGCGATGTACGAGACCTATGCAGGGCTGGTGGTTGAGACCGAGACTGGTAAGTGGCAGCTCATCGGCGATAACCCTGACTTCTCGTTCGATAAGATCGTACAGAACATGGGCTGTGTAGGTCGGAGGGCTGCTGGAACCGCGCGCCTGATCGGGTACTCAGTCGATCGCGACGGTATGCGGCTGTTCGACCTCAACGAAACGAAGAAGATCAGTGAGCCTATCCGGGACAAGTACGACACCCTGAACAAGGCGAACATCGAGCTGATGCACACGGTCCATAGTAAATCTAAGAACATGATCTTGCAGTTCAACGCTAACGCATCGGGGAACTACGACTCGATCTTCTGTTATCAGTACCCTATTGACTCTGTTGAGGCGGGGTATTGGACCGAGATAGTGACCCCGAGTGCGGCCAATCTGAACTTCCTCGACGCATGTGAGATCGAGGACTCCAACGGAGACTTCCAGATCCTGGCTGGTGGTGCGGATGGTATGATCTATAGGCTGTTCAACGACTCCTCCAAGAACTGGGTGGACGCTGCGGGTGTTACCTACGCCATCGACACCAAGTGCCGAACCCACTACATGCGAGTAGGGAACCTAGGTGGCGAGGCCGAGCAGGCGACAGGTAGGATCGCACCGCACACTATGGAGATGCGGGTCGGGAGCGATGATGCGTGTGTCTGGACTGCCACTGTTGAGACAGCAGACGGAATCGCGCAGACGTTGGCCTTGGATAGTAGCGAGCTAACACTGCAATTCGGTACAAACAACTCACTCATTAGACAGAGGGTACCTTCTTCAGGCTCTACACCAGGGGAGTACGTAAGACTCACTTGGCAGAATGCTGAGAAGGATGTCTATACGAAGATGCTGGCTTGTAGGTTCTCCTACCACGTCCAACCATCTCATCTTGTAGTCACCGATGTCGATAACACCACCTCGTAATGTCGAAGGTAAAGTCACCCTCGGTAATGCGAGAAGCCCGGCTGCGGAAGTGGCCTGCGGGTAGGGTAGCTCAACTCAAGCTGTTCCTTGGTCACCTAGAGCAGGCCGTGGGTATCTCCCTCGCCGCTCAGGTGGAGCAGTCCCCTAAGCGAACGTTCTCTGAGTTCGTTCCGAAGATCGTACCACAGGATATCACGGTAGAGATTTCCTTCCAAGAGCTTAGGATAACGTTTGAGCCTCCTAGGGGGTTGAAGAACCTTCTGTTCTACGAGTACCAGCTCAGCGCCACGGAGGGGTTCTACAACTTCGACCAGTTCCAGTCGCCCGAGGCCCACTACATCTGGCCAGGACTATCGGCTGGTCTCACGTACTATCTCAGGGTCAGGGTCGTGACCAAGAACGGAGAGGTCGGCCCTTGGTCTGATGTCGAGGAGGCTACAATACCATACGCCCAGTCCTACGGGCTGTTCGACGCTACAGAGAGACAACAGAAGATCAGCCTCACCAACGGGAATCCTTGGACTACTGTTTGGGAGCGGGACTACACTGCCATCGGTGGTAAGGCGTATTACTCCGCGGACTACGAAGTGGTATCGTATAGAGACTGGGGTCAGAACCGAGAGGGTAATATCGAGTGGACTGACGTAGAGTTTAAGTGGATGGAACTACAGCCTGACGCTGATGATTATGTCCAGAAAGGACAGGTTTTCCAAGTAACGTCTTACAGTTCCACCAACCAGTGGTCATTGGCTGGGTTCTATTCATTCCAGATCACCACTGATGGGTACACCACAGTCCTAGACATCCCTGGTACGTGGACAAACCCGAGGCGGGGTACCTTCGTTCAAAAGTTCTCGACCTTGGATGTGGGAGACCACACCTTTAGGTTGCAAGCGAGGATACACAGCACGAATCACAGCGGGTACCAGAATGACTTTGTCGGAGATGCAGGCACTAGCTTTACGTATGGAGCAGATGCCAATGTCAAGGTCAAGAACTTCAACATCTACGAAACCCTGGTGACCTGATGGCCGGTGAATTCCTAAGTAGCTTTGCGAAGTTCTTTACCAACCTCAGGCCGGGTCAGCGCCAGGAGATTGAGAGGGCGTTCGCTGATCTACAGAACTCCAAGGAGATGACAAGCCTGGACGAGTCCCTGAGGCAGCTGCGAAGGAAGCCGGATCAGCTTCTTCCGATCCCGCAGCCTACTGTGTTTGAAGGAGTGAAGGGTGCGTACCTCACATGGCCCGCACTCACGGACCAACGCATCAACTTCTATGAGATTGATGTGTCTACGTTCAGCAACTTCTCAGACTTCAACACCATCAAGACGTTCGGAACAGACATTACGCTTGAGGGCGCATACAGCGGAGTCTTTCTACCTCAGGCTAGAAACCGACACACTTCATACTGTACTGGGTGGTGCAAATACAGACCTTGACTACACACCCACCAGTGCAGACGGTACTAGCATGGTGTGGGGGTTCATCACGATGTACGCAGACCCAGCAATCGCCATGTTCGGCGACGGTAAGATACTAGCTTCAGTATACGTGAAGGTTGTGGATACAAACGGATCGACTGTCAGTGATACAGAGTACGCAAGGCTTACGTTCGGAGAGCACTACAACTCTCAGAACATTGGTCCCTTTCCGGTGGAGCACCCGGCAGCAGGCAACACCTTACAAGTCAGGGTGGTAGCATACGATCTGACAACTAAAGAGAACGGAGATGCACGAACCCAAGACTCTTCTTTGATTGAGTGGTGCCACTTGAACATACTAGAAGTAGGAGCGACGTAATGGCCAGACGAAGAAACTCGATAGCACATAGGTTCGCTAGTATGCGAGGGCTTGCGCCCGATGAGAAGACCCTCATGATGAGACTCGGAAACCTTCTGGATGCCGCCTTGAACAACAGGCAATCGTCCAATCCTTACGAAC